ATTGGGTCTTCTACCTTCATTAACATATTTGAAGTAATCAACATAACTTAGAACTGCTACAGGACCATCTTTTGTCATTTCAACATTTCCTTGAATTGAATCGTATAACTGACCTGTAGCAATTTTATCCCCCACACCTCTTGTTGTTCCCCCACCATTATAGCCTGGCGCATAAGGGAATTGTCTTGTAGCAATTTGTTTTTTTATTTCTTCAACAAATTTATCTACAAGTGCTTTGAGTGCTATGTCAGTTAATTCAAACATTATTTTACTGTGTTAAAAACAAATCCCATTGCTGTTGCTGTTGTAGCACTTGTAATCCATCTCGCTATAATATCACTTGATGAATAAGATGCGGCAACCCCACCATTTAATGTTATTGGTAATGCTCCACCACCTTTACTAACGGAATTTGTAAGTAGAACTGAGGTTGATGCTTGTGTAGCACCATAGAATGCTGCTAATGTTGTAAATATTGAGTTTTGGTTTCCTGGACTACCACCATATCTCACAGTAGGTGATACTCCTGAGTTTGTAATATTCACACCCAAATAATATAAACCTGGTCCATAACCACTAAAAGATATATTACCTGTAAGTGCTGTGGTTCTTGGAGAGTTCAATGCTCCTGTTGTTGGTAAAGTAGTTCCCGAATATATTTGTTGATAAGGTTGTAATCCATATCCCGTTCCTGATAGATACTGAGAGTTATAGATATACATATTCATCACATCACTTGAACTAGTTGCGTTTGTAATAATAGTTGTAATTGCTGAATATGATAAATAACCTGTATCATAAAAAGGGAAAAAATACACATTATTATTTGTATTACCCGTAGGAGGAGTAGTTGCCGATGAGTTAAAACCAACACCACTATTATCAGGTATAATTGCTTTTATTCCGAATAAAGATGGATTGTAAAAATAGTTAGTGGATATTTGACTTCCTGTATTATTTCCAAAACCATCGGTTATTGCTTGTGCTGTTGATGTGATACCTGTTGTTGCTACATTCAGGTTTAATAAACCTGGATATGTTGATTGTATTGTTTGACCTGATAAATTAGCCATATATTAGTTTTTTGTTTTTAATTTATTTACCAACCAGAATAAACATATTTTGTTTTAAGATAATTTATTACGCTATTATGTTCTGTTGATGTTAATTGTCTGTTGTAATATAACCACTCGAACAAATAAACATTTTGTGAATAGTTGTCAGGTCCATCACTACTAATTACATATCTATTCATCGTTGTTCCTGATGTTCCTGATGCTCCACTTGTTGTAAAAGAACCATTTATTGTTCCATATAAGTTGGTGCTGTTTCCTGAAGAAATCAATAATGATGGAATATTAGATACAGCAAAATTGATTGTTCCTTTATTTGATGAAACAGCATTATAGTAACTACTCGGATTACTAATTCCATAACTCCAAGTATAAGTGTTCGCAGATAATATGGAAACATACCACCCTGCTGCTGTTGGGGTCACAGGTTTATAAACCATATATTGTGTGTGTGCTGATGTGGTTATGCCTGAAGTAGAACCAGTATAACCTATACTTGGTTTTAAGAATTGAATAGCAGTTCCTGTATATCCAGTTCCAAGAGATACTCCACTTGCTATTGTCGGTTGTTGAGCAACTACTGATTGTGTAGCACTACCACCTAATAATCCATAGTTTGTCCAAGATGAAACTGATGAACCACTATTAGAGATAAACCATAATTGTAAATTTGTTACACCTGATGGACTGAATGCTGTTATTGTTGCGGTAGGTGTGGGAGTTGGTGATTTTGTTGGTGTTAAAGTATTAGTAGGTGAAACACTCGGTGTAGGTGTTTGTGATGCTGTTATACTTGGTGTAGGAGTCATCGTTGATGATGCTGTTATACTTGGTGTAGGTGTCAAAGTATTTGTTGGAGTTGTTGTGTTTGTTGGAGTTGTTGTTGGCGTTGGAGTAGGTCTTGGACATTGATTCCATAATAAATCTTCAAGATTCCAAACAATATTATTTTGATTCCAAATACATTCATTTACACCAGGCGTTACTGATGGGGTTGGAGTATTCGTTGGAGTGGAACTATTAGTTGTTGTGTTTGTAGGCGTTTTAGTTACTGTTGGTGTTTGACTTGCGGTTTGACTTGCGGTTATACTTGGTGTTGGAGTATTAGTTGGAGTAGCAGTTTGTGATGCTGTAATACTCGGTGTTGGAGTAGCAGTTTGTGATGCTGTAATACTTGGGGTAGGAGTTTGTGTTCCTGTATTAGTTACAGTAGGTGTATTAGTTTGTGTCGCTGTTACACTTGGTGTATTAGTATTAGTAGGAGTTTGTGTAGGTGTAGGAGTATTAGTTGATGTCGCAGTTAATGTTGTTGTAGTTGTTGGCGTCATTGTCTGTGTAACACTCGGTGTAGGTGTTTGAGTGTAAGTAGGAGTTTGTGTTGGAGTAGGTGTGCTTGTTGCTGTAGCAGTTAATGTTGTTGTTGTTGTAGGAGTTTGTGTTACAGTTGGAGTATTTGTATTGGTAGGAGTTTGAGTAACCGTAGGAGTGTTTGTAGGAGTTTCTGTAACGGTTGGAGTATTTGTTTGTGTTGGTGTTGTTGTAGGTTCTGGTGTTTTTGATGGTGTTTGTGTTTGAGTAGGAGTAATACTTGGTGTTGGAGTTGGGGTAGATGTATTTGTTGGAGTAACAGTTGGAGTAGGTGTAATAAATGTATTCACAAATGCTGCGTCACATCTATTCAACGATGTCATCACCTGTATGTTTAATGTTGCTGTCCACCCACCCAATAAGTCATCATAGTCTTCCATAAATGGAGTACAGACAACAGGATTGTCTAAGTAATATTCAGCATTAAAATTACCCAATGAATTGGTTACAGATAATCTAAATTGAGAAATGATATCATCCAATATTTGATTGGTATCTGATAACACATCTGTTTGATTGGCTAAGTCTCTTTGAATAATATCTGCTACAATAACATCAAAGGTATATTCCATATAGTTAAACTTCTGTTTAACATCATTTGGGACCACATACATCAATGGATAATATGGGGATTGAAATTGTGTGTTTTCTTCTTTATCTCTTGATTGATTCAAGTATTGGAAATCATCAGCAGAACCAAATCCAAATGAATTTAATTGTTTGTGATGGTCTGCTAATAACTTGAAGTCATCATAGAATGTTCTGAAGTTAATTCCATTAAGATGTTGTATTGGTGTTCCTGTGAATTCATAATATGCTGCGGCACATCTATTGAGTGGTGTCATTGTCTTAATTCTAATAAGACCATTCCATCCATTTAACATATCATCTTCCTTCTCTAAGAACGGAACACAATTAACTTCATCATCAACATAATAATCGTTGTAGTAGTTACCAAATTGTGCTGTAACAGATAATCTCCATTGTGATATAATATCCTGTAAGATTTGTAATGTGTCTGAACTAATATCTACTTGGTTTGCTAAATCTCTTTCAAGAACATCAGCAACGATTGTATTAAAATCCCATGTCTTATATTCCAAATCATTTTCAATCTTGCCAGGAATAACAAACAACAATGGATAATAGGGTGCGTTATGTGTTGTGTTGTATTCTTTATCTCTTGATTGAGTTCTATAAGATAATTGGTCAGAGTTACCTGAACCAAATGAATTTAGTTGTTTGTGTGAGTTGGCTAACTTTTGATAATCTGTAATAATCTTTCTGAAGTTAATCCCACTAACTGGTAGTGATGATACAGATACAGATGGTGTTACAGATATTGTTGGAGTGTTTGTTGGAGTTGAATTTGGTGTTCCTGTATTAGTAGGAGTTACAGATGGTGTTCCTGTATTGGTAGGAGTATTGGTTGGGGTTTTAGTTACAGTAGGAGTTGGTGTTGGTGTAACTGCTATTCCTGTTGCTGTTGGAGTAGGTGTTGGTTGAATATTACAACCAGTAAATCCTGCTGATTGAGGATAACCACCAATGACATTCCAAGTTGCGTAGTTACCTGGTGCCATCTCATTTGAGTAGTAACCATCAGGAACAATAATTGTTAAATCTGAATCAAGAAATAATTGTTGTGAAGTTGTGAGACAAGGCCAACAAGTTAAAGGTAAACATGGACCACAATTCCCCAAGTTCTGAGCATAGATTGTAAAATACGGGGCTTTACCACAAGCATCATCAGATGTTAAACCATCGGATACTAAAAAAGATAATGTTACACTCATCTATTATTTCTTTGTTGTTCTTTTATTAACCTTTCTTTTTCATTATTGAGGTCAGTAATGTAAGACAAATGATTAAGGGCAGAAGTAAGACCAAGACTAGTGACGAAATCAATTTGCCAAACTTTGTCTTCCGCAAGGAGACTAATGATTTGATAGTACCCCCAAAACTTGCTAAAACTATTCTCAGTCTCATCATCTGATACATCAACGGACTCTTTGAATAAAGAGCCATAATTTCTGACAACCCCCTCTCTAAACTTAATAAAAAAAAAAGCGACCCCTCAACAATGTGAGCAGGTGCTTGATTCATTATTTCAATTCTCTGTTTGAAGTTTGACTCTGAGTATTTCATACCATCTTCACAATACATATACGCCATCAACTCATTTAAGTTTGCTACTCTATAACCTTCATCTTTTTTTAAGTATGAATCAATATCTACGAACTGACCAAATGTAATGTTATGAATATCCAAGAACTTATATGTCACACCATTTATTTCAAATGATGGGGTTAGTTTCTTTGATTCTTTGTTGAAGTGTGCGAACAATATGGAACCAATCTTTTGTATGGTGAACGCATCCAATTCCATTACTTCATCGTGAGACATACCAATTGATTTCTCAATCAATCTAACATGAAGTTCATCTTCTGTTAGTATGTCTTTAAGTTTCATTACATCACAAAACTCTTTTATGGTGGGTTCTTTAACTTCGTAATTTTTTGATTTGCTTGTAATAGTCATACTCAATAATAAATATCTTTTATTTGTTCATCTCACTTTAATAAACATAAACTCCTGTGTTTCTCATCATCTTCATTTGGAGCACATATCTGATTGCGTCTATTAGGTGATTGTTTCTATCTTCTGGTTCATCCAAGTTGTTTCCGTTCTTATCGTTCTTCCACACATAAGAATTTAATTCTTGAATAAGGTTTTGTGAATTGGAATGTATGAAGAAGTTGGACCTCTTGATTTGGTCTATACCTGATAAGATGGTGTCCTTCTTTACTGGTTTTGCGTTGATACCATTTCTTGATAACTCTGCTATACCTTGCGGATTTGCTGAATCACAAATGAAATCATCACTAAGATTTAATCCCAAGTCTTTTATCTTATACACCAAATCAGGTATGGTTGTATTCTTGAGATACAATAATTCTTCACAATAAATGGAATCCTTATCTCTATAAACCTTTACCAGAGTGGTAGGGTCATTATAGCCGAAGTCAATTCCATAACCCAATAACTTAGTGGATGATGGTAGGTCAGTATAATATTGTTGATGATTGAATACAACTCTTGTTGGTACGCCTCGTTGACCTTCACCAAATACTTTCCAAGTTGAATAATCTTTGTCTTTAAGTTTCTCAATTTCATCTATAAGTGATTGTTCCAAGAATGGATTGTCTTTGTATGTTACAATTGTATAGAACACATCTGGTTGTCCTTCCAACTCATATATCCATGAGTTCCATAGTGATGGGTTCAGGTCCATCACAACTCTACCTGATGTTCTTAATACTAATTGAATGTATTCATCATAGGTGACTTCTGTGGCTTCGTTTATGAATAGGTAATCTCTTTTTCTTCCTCTTAGTTTCGTTTCATCATCTACTGAGAACCATTCAATAATATTTGACCCCAACTCATAGTATCCATCAACTGAATGCCATTTGTTTGAATCATACATACCAAACATTATTAGGACCTGTTTTAAGTCTCTAAGTATACTTCCTTTGAGTGCTGGTAATGTCTTTCTAACAATTGAAAACACTTTGTCTTCTTCTTGTAATAACAGATAAACAAAATAGATAAGAATGTTAAAACTCTTTGATGCTCTTGAACTACCTTGAAAAACACATACACGATTATTCTGCGATATTAAATCTTGGAATACTCTCGTTGTTTGGACTTTTGTTGTCATCTAATTCTTTTTGTTTCTTCCACTCTTCATGCTTTTCATAAGCGAGATTAACTTGTTTCTGCCAAAGACCTTTCATCATTTGGTTTCTTGCTGCTACTCTTTTGTTGTGTGCTTTATCTCCACCTCGTTTACTACTCTTCCCCATCTTTCTTTGTTGTTATGATTTCAATTTGTATTGAAGGTTTATTTATCTTCTCCCCATCTGTTGTTATATCCAACGATTCTTTAATCTTTCCCCATCCTCTGTCTAAAAGTAATGCTGCTGCTTTTGTATCACCTGCGTTTGCTTTCCTTCTCATTGCTTCAATAATTTGTTCTGCTGCTGTTTTTCCATCCTTGTTTTCTTCTCCTAAAACATTTGCCAGTATCACATCTAACTTGGGTAATTTTCTTGGTGCTCCGTTCGGATTTCTCACCTCACCCTTTGCTATTGGTTTTAGATTTGTCTTTGACTTTGGATTATAGTTGGTCTTACCCATATCTTTGTATTTTCTTTTTATTTACCTAACCTTACCATCATTTCTTCAACTTGTCTTTTTGCTCTATTCAAACAATTCTGGTCACAATAACTTGGAATAATATCTCCATATTGTTTGAACATAAAATCTGCCATGAATTGACGCTCGGTTTCTGTTTTATTCGTTGAACTGATGTAGTCTTTTATTCTAATCAATTCTTCAATAGTATAATCTATTTCCTTAGGTTGTACTGCTACAACTTGTATTGGTGTTATACCTTTTGGAACTATTTGTTCCTGTGCTTGTCCTTTACAATTACACATTATTTAATTATTTATGTATTCTTTTATGTAGGATTTATAGTTAACAATATTCCATATTGTTCTATAATCCACTTTATATTCTTTTGCTAATTTTTTCATTCCATATTTTATTGGAACATATTTTTTTCTTATCTCATCTGCTATATCATCAGTCAATTTTCTTTTATCAATAATATTTTGACCCCACAATCCTGTTGCCTTTGCGTGTTTATTATTTTCTAAATAAGTTGCCCACTCTAAGTTCTCAATTCTATTATCTGATTTTATTCCGTTGATATGATTAACACAAGGTTTGTTTTCAGGATTTGGAATATGTTTGTTGGCTAAATATCTATGTAGATATTTTATCTTTCTATTGTCAGAATAAACTTGATAACCATCTTTACGAGTTGTTATTTTTCTTTCTTTACCTTCAATTTCTAAAACCATCTCTTAATTTTTTTAATTGTCTTCTAACTTTGTTTATATCTCTACTAACTGAATTGATAGGGATTGTTGTTCTCTTTGATAATTTTGTAACTGAACATCCTTCTTCAATATACATTTGAAACAATCTGCTATAATACCAATCAATATTTTTTAATTGTTCTTGGACCCAATTCATGTTAATTATTTCTTCTTGATATTCTGTATCAGCAATATCTGTTTCATATATCTCGTTGAACTGATGTCTTCTATAAGTATAATGATATTGAGAACTTTTTGAATGATATTGGTTTCTAACTATTCTGGCAAAAAAATATAACTTTTGATTGTTTGGTATATCTTCAACCTTTTTGTTCTTAATAAATTGTTCAACGCATAAATGTAACAAGTCATCAATTTCTTCTGAAGTTGAGAACTTGCTACATATATTCTTTAATTCGTTGTAATTCTTGGATAACCAGTCGTTCAATTAAATTGATATAATTGGTTTATCCTTGTTTGGTTCCTGGATAAAATCTTCTGTTGTAGTATTTGTTGTCCTCAAAGAATTCATATCTTGCTGATAGATACCCTTCTCTAATTAAGATTTGTATTTTATCTCTTACTGAATTCATTGAGATGTGATTACCTAATAAGTTCCAAACTTGGGCTGTGGTAATGCTGGAAGCCTTTGATTCATTTCTTTTGATATCATCATTGATAATATCATAGATTCTTTTTTTTGTTTCGTTTTTGATTTTCATAATTATATGTATTACTTACTTTCCATAAGGGTAGTAATCTAATCATAAAATTCAATAGTTTTTTTAATAATTCTTTTAATCATATCTGCTCTTTCAAATTCTTCATCTTCATTTGCTTCTAATCTTCTATCATCCAATTGAGATAGATGATAAGGTAAATTATCTAAATTCTTAAATTCTTTATGTACCTGTTCAACAACTAATTGCGCTAACGCATCTTTATCTTCTTCTTGTAATGACCAGTATTTTTCTAATTCAATATCATACTTTGAATCTAGTAATATATCTACTTTATTTGTTTCTATTCTTGTTTCCATATATTGATAAATATCAATTCTTACTTACGAGTTATGTATGTGAGTGCTATCCCCACTAAACTAATAGTAGAGTTAGCAACAACATACATAGTCTTACTTGACTGAGAATGTAATAAGTTTCAGTGAAAACTTATTTATGAAGACAACTTATGAATTTATCACTAATCCATCATACCATGTTTCTTCTTTGTGCTCATGTTGACCTGTGTATGAATCCCCTGGTAGGTCGTATAGTTAAACGCCAGTGTTAAGTTCCACCCATTTAACCTTAACGATAAATATACCTTAATCTGTTTTTTTTGTAAATAGGAATATTTATTTGTATGGAAAAAAAATTACTTGTTGGTCAACCAAAAAGAAAACAAGATGGAAAGTTTTTATCATTGGCAGGAATCAAAAAAGAAGATTATTGCCAGATGTATAATATGTTGTCTAAAATGGGTTATGATATCACAAAGGATATAAGTGTTCAGTTCGCAGAGAAACACTCCCTATTGGTCTCTAATAAGCAAAGAAGGGGTGATGAGAACCATTGGACATATAAGGATTGTCAGGAATAAAAAAACCCCATCATTTCTGATGAGGTTTTAGGGGATATACACTACGAGAACTAATGATGTAGTTTGATAATTGCCCAAATGGCAAGAATTACTAATGTTATGAATATCCAAGGCGAACCACCTTTTGATTCTGATATTGATTTCACTTTTGTAATCTCAGTATCTGCTTCAAGCAATTGGTCATTACACTTTGATTTTAGGATGTTGTATTCACCCTCTGTGATTTTACCATTGGTATAATATAACTCAGTTTCTTTTAAGACACCTAAAATACCTTTCTTGATGTCTTCGTACTCTTGGATAAGACCAAGTTGTTTTTTACTAAAAGAGGGTTGTGATGTAGATTGTTTTCTACTTGATGTTAAAGAATTAGCAGCGCTTCTACCAAGACCCCAACCAAATCCTCTAACAAATGAATTAGTTAAATTGTTACTCATAGTGTGTTTTGTTCAGATGATATCCTGTCCCCGATTTTGTTTATTAAATTAGTTTTCTGATTTCTCCAAAAATTCTTCCACTTCTTCTGAATTAGTTGGAATTTTTAACTCCAACATTTTTTCGTAGAACTCATCGTTATCCTCAACATCCCAATCAAATTCACCATATTCTACTGAACAACAATCTTCAAATGTTGAAAACTCACAATCCCAATGATTAAGAGTTTCTTCTTCTTCAATGTGTTTTACTACTTTTTGTTTGAATAAGTCCATGTCTGAGATTTCAATTGTGACTTCTCTCCATGCTCTTACATACTGTTTGAATGTTACTGTTGCCATACTGTTTTATTTTTTACAAAGTTAAAGAAATTAATTCCACATTAAAAATTTATTTTGTCTTGGGAATATGAAGACATCACAATAATCAACATCTTTATATTCATCATAATACAATTCAATACCATTGTCACCTTCAACAGTTTCTTTATCTACTTCAGCATTTCTAAAACCACCAACTTCAATTAAAACCTCACCCAACTCTTCAATGTTAAGTGTTTTAAGATATTCAATTACTTTTTCTTTTTTCATGTGTGTTTATTTTTTACAAAGGTATGGGTTATTTATTTACCCACCAAATTTTTTTTGTAATTTCTAATAATCCTTTTTGTTTGTGGATAACTTATTCCTGACTCCTGTGAGATTGACCAAGCACTCATACCTTTTTTATGATTTTCAATCACAATAAAATCAGAATATCCAACGGTCCTTTTACAATTATTGAAGTGATGTTGTTTGATGTTGCTCAAAGGACCAACTGTATGGCAATTAGGACACATTGTAGGGACTTTTGATTGGTCCCTTGAGTAATCTGTCAAATTGAATTTACCTACCGTAGAACCCAATGTTTTACCCCTTTCCGTCATTTTTGATTTATTGAGATTAACTTTATTAGAAACATTAACACCATTGAGATGTTGTTGTATTTTACCATCAGTCATTTGACATAATCTATTAAGATTGACCTCATCCAATATTTCCTGTAATGATTTCATATAAATTATTTTAAGTATTCTGATTCCCAAATAAATTGATAGTCCTCTTTGTTCTTGATGTAGTCCTCACACATCATCTTTGCTGTTCTGATAGACTTAGTTTTCATCTTATCCCAATTTTGATACATGAACACACAACACTCCTCTTTGACATTATTTGGGACCTTTACAACAGGAGGAAGGACATTAAGAATAACATCAGATATCCAACCCCATTGAACCATTGGTTCCATAACAAAATCATATACACGACAACGGTTACGAATTGCGTTTAAGTGAATCATACGGTCTTTTACTTTTTTACCATTCACCTCATCATCATAAGGTAATCTCTCGTTAGCAGTGAATACAAACACCATCTTGTTAGTAGGAACAACGAATCCTGTTGTACCTTCAACAATGTGAGATTGAATTGCTCTTTGTTGTAATTCATCTAACTGACTGATAAGACCACCCAACATCTTTTGATAGTGGAATACACGGTTACCTTCAAGAATATTCTTGATGATGTTGATGTTAGATGTATCCTTCAATATCTCATTACAATCATCAACAGATACAACAGTAACCTCATTAGGATTGAGATAGTTAATTAACGCAAGTTGAACTCCAAACGCAAACATAGATACATTACCTGAGATGGTAACATAGTTAATACCATTCTTAGACATCGCATCATTAACGGTGTGAGTCTTACCTAAACCAGGAACTGAATAAATGTATGAGTGGTTATACTCATCATCAGTATTGAAGTTAGAAATCTTATTACCAAGAATAGATAATCTTTTACGGTTCTTAGCACCTAACTCTAAGAACTGTGTCATCTGTGGAGTGAATGTTTTTGTTTTCATATTTGTCATTTGTTTCACAAAGATAGGGATTATGTGTGAGATGAAAAAATATTTTTTTGTTTTTTAATTATTGGTTCAAGTCCCGCTACTTTCAAATTAGTAATTTCTGTCATTTGTTTATATGACATACCTGACTTGTATAATTCAAATATTTTTGAATCGTTCATTCCTTTGGGTCTAACACATTTGTCAAAATGAAACCTCATTATACTTTTTTTTGGACCACTACATCCACAATTTGGACAAGTAACAATAACAGAGGAATTTTGTCTTGCTATGTCCCCATAGGTTTTAATACAGAACATTCTTTTAGTTTTGAATTTTTCTGTTTGTTTCAGATTAGATATACGACTAATGTTTTTGGTGGTAGCAAACTTTAATTCAGAAACTTTATTTAATAAGTCTTGTAAATTTTCCATTGTTTTTTTTACAAAGATAAGGAGATATAGATTACTGGCAAAATAAAAGTTATTCACATAAAAAACCCTCACTTTTTTAAGGTGAGGGAATGGAGATGGGAGTCATAACTCCATTTTTATATTTCGTTGAACTTATCTAAAATAAATTTATCAATTGCTTCTAACCTGTCTCCGATTTCTTTACTGTATCCATTGATACAATAATCCACCAATACATTGGTAACTCCAACAATTTCTTTTAATTTAAGATTAACTCCTAATTTGGTTGTATAATCAAATACAAACTTTAACTGACTTTGCGTCACGATTGTTTTCTGTGTGTCTTGTGCCATAATTTTAATTTTCTATTTCTTCTAATTCTAATTTATATTTCTTCCAAATTGTTTCTTCCAACGAATCAACAAAATCATTCATAACAATATTTTTATTTTCGTAAGGATTCAAAGAATAAGCAACATCAATAAACTCACCAATTATTGAATGAATTTTATACACATCATCTTCTTCAATTTCTAAATTTCTATCACTAATAAGATAATGGAATAAATCATCCATAGATGGATTCCAACATAATTCTCTAACAATTTCTGATAAATGTTTCATAATTTTTATTTTTTACAAATTTAATAATTTATTTTGTATCAGCCAAAAGTTCTTCGTATGCTGCTTTCTCAACCTCCTTTTGTAATAACCATATCTCATAATCCATCTGTAAATCATCAGGATATTTTGATTCATCTAATTCTAATTCAAAGATGTTGTCTAATAATTCTTTCATTTGTCCCATAGTATTTTTGTTTTAATAAATGTAGGACATAAGGGGGATAAGGTCAATAGTATAAACAAAAAAAAGTTTGATTTTTTAGGTCAAACTTTTAACTAAATTAAAATAGGGACAGGTGGTAAAAAAAAATAGACGGATATAATAATGGATAGCATAGACTGCTGAAAACCAACCTGTCCCACTATTAAATATACAAATAATAGTATCTTGGTAAATATAGTTAATCAACTATTGGTCCACCAGCAACCCACGCATCGCATGTTCTTTTACTGGCACATTTGAAATCAAAGGCTTGACATACACCTAAGTCACCTGCTTTGATTGTATCCCAAGCATCATCACCTCCAATACCTTTGGCTATACAATCTAATGTTTTTTTCTTTTGGTCAAAGAACGAACAATTTCCACATAAAGATTTCTTTGCTGATTCTACATCACCTTGAAACATATCGGCTTTTTTTTTCCAATATTCTTCATTAGGTTCATTAGGATTTTGAGGTCCATAATTTGCTTCATCAATTGCTTTTTGTCTGTTTGCTAAATTCAATTTGATATCTTGAGTTTCAGGAGGACAATCTTCAGCCATAGCAACAGGAGCAGGAGCAGCAACAACATTTGGATTACTTCCACCTGATGGTTGTACTACAACTGATGCGGCACATCTTTTTCTTGCTTCTTCATGAGTTAAAGATGAATCTTCTTTCATTCTTTTAGCAATACAATCACCAATGTTTGTTCCCATTTCTTCCATCGCAACTGGTTCAACAATTAGTTCAGACATACACATTGTATATGCTTCTTTGTAATCTTTGCCAGAAGCCTTGTATTTGGACATACAACCCTCAAATTTGACATCAGGATGTTCTTCTGTACCAAACTCTTCAAGACGAGCCCAATACTTGTAATAAGAGTTAAATGCGTTTAAGCAATGACCCATTCTTTCTTTCATATTTGGGAACTGTGCTTTCATCTTTTGATGTGATTGACATCTTGATAAGTAAGCACCTCTATTTTCTGCTTTCTTTGGTGTTAAAACAAATACTTCTTCTGTTTCTTTTGACATACTTCTGTTTTTTACTTTTTGATAACAGACGGCTAAGGCTTGCTCTCTTGTATATTCATCTGCGATTGCTTTGTAACAACGAGATAAAAATTCATCTGTTTTTTCATTTTTTTCTGGTGATGGAATTGGCATTATTTCGTAAGTGTTAAGAAGTATAATGTATGGTTAACATCCCCTAAAATTGTGTCTCTAATTGTTAATAAATCAGTATCTTTTATGGGGTCTAAGGCTTGAGTTAATTGATATAAAAAATCTTTGAATTGAGATAAATAAAGGAATATATCATTTGTTGCGGGATTATCAAACTCAATTGAAAATGTCTCACCATAATTAGGTCTACCATATTCAGGATGTCCAATCATAGTCTCAATAAATTCATCAATTGATTCGTTTAATTTGTCATATAGTTTTCCCAAATATTTGTGTTGAACAAAATTAAGTGTTTGCCAGTGGTTAAATCTTATCTGTGCTTGACAGTGAACAAAATGTAATATTATTTCTTCTTTCATAATTAAATTGATTTTCCGTATTTCAACTCTTTGTTTTCTTTATATAAATCATCCATCTTTGTTTCCAATTGTTGAATCTTAACATTCAATGATTCAATTTCTTTTTTAAGGTCTTGAATAATTTCTTGATATAAACCTATACTTAATTCCAAGTTTTTCAATAATTGGTTTTCAACTTCAGCATTAACTCTTCTACGACCTACGAACCACGCAGCAACACCAGTTAAAGTGTTTGATATCAATAATAATACTTCGTTACTCATTAAAAACATCCTCCATTTATACAAGCAAACTCTGGTCCTGAGTAATATCCAATACCTGATTTAGCCCAACCATACATCATTCCTGCGTTATCTCCATGACCGTTATTAAGATAAACACCTGAGAAATAATTCTTAGTTAGGTGTGGGAATAAACCTTGTGTTGATGTAAAGTTGAAACACAATGGATAAAAGTTTGAATTAAATATAATCTCTTGTCTCATTCTCTCTTGGAAAAATTGGCTTCTATCTGTTGCGTTTTTTGCCATCCAAGTCATTTCAGAAATTGTAACAGTTTTATCAGAACCATTAACAATACCATTGTTTTTTATTCTCATAAAAATACTTGGAAGTGCTTCTGCGTATGCCGCCCAAATCAATAATGGCTGACAAAAATAATTCAAGAAATTATAGTTGACTGTGTTTGCTGAAATTGTATTGTCTTGAACTTGTTGTAATAACTGTGTGTAGAAGGGACGACCTATGATATATTCCAAAACAGTCTGTTGTACCACTCCAATAAATGGAAGTAACACACTTGATGTTACATTTGGGTCAATATCTGTAAATGATTTTAATTTATTCTCAGATATCAATAAGACATTTTGTTGAACGATTGCTTGACTCATATTATTTTACGATTTCATTTGTATTATCTGTTACATCTTTATTTACATCAACTATATCAGAAGAAATTCTAACTGGTGATTCATCAGGGATTGTAACCATTTGGAATTGCTTAATATCAATTTCAGTTGGTTGCTTATCTCTAAGAGTTAAAAGTTTTTCAAATACTTTTTTGATTTCTTCTTGAATAGGTTCAATTACCAAATGTTGAAAATGGTCTTGTGCCTCCAAGTGATTTGGATTTCCCAAAGCACCAGGTGTTTGAATACCCAATAATTCAGGTGAGGAAATTTGATGTGATGTTAGGATGGCACTTTGTACTGAAGCATTCATTTCAATCCACATTTTGTCTGAACCATTTGGTGATATGGTTGTAATCTCAGGTGCTTCTTCTTTGTTATTAGCAAATGTTAACATTAACTTTCCTGGATTATTGCTTGATGAATATTTCGCAGTTAATGTGTTATAGATTTGTTCTCTTTCTTCAGGTGCTGGTATTCCTGAATTTAATGAAACAAATAAAGATGGATTTAATCCATTGATGATATTTGAATGCCAAAAATTGTATACCTCAACTTCTGTAGCAATTGCTGTTGAACCACCCCAATAAGTTGGAGTAGCATAATATTCATTTCCTGGACTGTGTGTTGTGTAATAAAAAACTTGTGATGGTTCTTCTGCCATAATATTAAATGATGGCAATTTTCTTGGTGGGAATTTTCTATAAAATGCCCAATCAGAACAATAATAATAATTGTTAACATGGTCATTTATATCACTTCTTTCGGCTCTTAATTTGGATGTATCCATTGAATACATTTCAAATCCTAATTCACGGTCTCTTCTGTGAACAATATTGATACTAAATGCCCCATAGAGTATAAAATCTAAACAGCATTTATCCCAAATATCTTTTACGCTATCTCCTAATGAGTTAGCCATTTGTAATCGTTCATTGTCCCCATTTTTCAAAGATATTTCTTCACCTCTAACACCATACCATTTTGACATTACAGAGGCTCTATGGGTCGGAGAACTGTTATATAAACGAATTAGTTCTTGTGGGGCTAAATTGGCAATACCATAAAATACCCATGGCGTTCTGTGGTTTAATCCAGTTTGTTCTTCAATAATGGGAACTCTAGCAACTTGAAAATTGTGAATGTATAAATTATTTTTTTGTTCTTCCATATTATTAAATATATGTTTTTTTATTCTCAATCATAGCCTTATGGTGTGATTTCACCTGGCGCAAATATGTAGTTAGAATTAAACTCATCATTTGATACATACTCAACAAAATAATCATTTGCCGTTGTAGCAGATTGTGGCACCAATAATGCTGTTCCTGTTTCAATAATTCCTTGAGATAACAAAGGATTAAGATTACCTGAACCAAGTGGCTGTTGATAAATACCATAGGTATATTGTCCTTGATAAGGGAATTGTATTTTACCCGCACCAATACCTTCCACAAATACAAATTCATCATACCTCACCTTATGTGATGATATGTCAGTTGGAATAAATCTAACTTGTTGTTTTGAAAATATATGAGTAAAAGAAAATAACCATTCAGGATTTGAAATTGTTGCGTTCTGTGATACAGTAACAACCATTGTATTAGCCTGATTTGTTTTAAGTAATATCATAATAATAAATATAACATTGGGGGAACGCGATGCTCCCCCATGTTATTTTGAAATAGATTATTGAACTGTGATACCTGTTGCTACTGAAGCAAGAGAACCTGCCAATTGATTCATTGGATTTTGCTCCAATGCTTGGAAAGTTATGTTATAGCCGTTAGCATCACCTAATGCTTTACCTGTTACTGAAGTTCCTGCTGATACAAACATTCCGTAAGTTTCTCCGCAATAAAAACTATCTCCGTTGTTGTCAACGATAACAACTGCTAATCTTGGAGATTGAGCAAGTGTTTTTAAGATGTTTCTTTTTGCTTGTGATAACTTTGCGAAATAAGTCACTAATTCCTGAGTGTAAAATACTGTTCCATTTTCCAATGAAGCATTTACGGTCTCTGTATATTGTGAACTTGTTCTAATCAATTGAAACTCATAAAAAGTTCCTGAACCAGAAATTGCTGTGATTGTATCACCAGTAGTCTTCGTTATTGAAGCGATGTTTGTGAAATCTGTGATGTATGCCGTAGCAACACCACCCACATTATCTCTACAACTTAATTGAATACCTGATGTAAGATTACAAGACATATTATATTGATTTATTGTTTTGTTTATTTTGTTAAAAGGTGGGGGATTGCTCCCCCGACCTTATTATTTTTAATTTATCAATTATGATAAACCATTGCTCACAAAAAATTGTGGGAATGCTAATTGAGTTCCTAACTTCCAACTAACCATAATTCTAACTTCTTGAAAGTCTTGAGACCACCATGCTCTGAATGAATCTTCATCAGATGCTAAGTCAACACCTGCTAAGAAGTATTGTTGTGGTCCTAATACGATTAAGTTTGAACCTGCTAAACCTGGTACACCTACAACTCTGAAGTTTGTTTGTGGATGGTAAACAGAATAAACTGAACCTAATTTGTTTTCACTTGAATCAATATAGAAATTGTTCACATTTCTGATTGCTGTGATGTAACACTTAAATTGTGCTTGAGACATAAAGATAACGATATCATCTCTGTCATAAATGTTTCTTGACATTGCGTTAATCATGTTATCAATTTGAGCAAGAACATTGTTTGCTTTCTCTTGAGATGTAGAACCTGTTACAGAACATAAAGCAGTTTGACCTGTTAAAGTAACAACACCATTTGGAGTTGCTCCTGTTGCTAAAGCCGCTGCTGAAACTGTGTTTGCGTTGTTAACTACTAATTCTTTGTAACCAGAGAATGTATTAACTGAACCACCTGTTGTTGCGTTCCATAATAGGTCTTCGTTGTATCTCTTAATCTGTTTGGTCTGAAGGTCTATGATGGCCGCTTCAAATGGAGCGTTCTCATTGTAAGAACCTGCGTTCAAATATTGACCTAACCAAAGTGTGTTTAATTGCTGTAAACATAAAGATTGGTTAACCTTTAATGCTTGTACTGTTACAGCAGCAGTTGTGAATGTAGTTTGACCTGAATTAGACCAACCGCAGTTTGTACCTGTTTGTACTACTAATGACTCACTAAGTAAGTTCACATTTTGTGTTCCTTTAATACCAGGAATCACATTTACATATTCCATAGTCACAGGAGTCAATACTGCTTCTGATACGATATCGCTGTTTAACGCATCTGTATATTTAGCAAGACCACCTAAGTCGTATGAAAAATCCAATTTTGAAAGATTTTTTTTCATCTTAATTATTTGATTTTATTTTATTTAATTTGAGAGAGTTTCTCTCAATCTTCTCCATCCTTCCAATCTTGGAGATGTTGAAAATTCTTGGTTTATTTGATTTTTTGTTACTCTTGAACCTGCTGGTTCTTTAGAGAACTTTTGGAATTTACTATCAAGTAATTCCTGTTTGTTTGAAATGGAATCAATCTTAGATTCCAATCTTTTAATTGCTGTTGCGAATGCTTCAACAAATCCTGCCATTTCATCAGTTTCAGATTTTGCTTCATCAGGAGTTTCTCTCTCACTGATTTTACCATCTTTTACTGTAATAACAATATTGTCTTCGTTTCCTTCTTCATCTTTTAATGTGATTGGATATTCACCATCAGGAACTGGAGCGTCATTACCTTTGTCATCCTTTGTTGTAATGTCTTCACCAATATCAAATGATGGAGAATCTAATACCATACCATCCGATGTTTTTGCTTCGGTGAATTTACCACCTCTTGCTTCTTCTGCTGCTTTTGATTGAATGCCTTGGATTTCACCACCTACGATTGACATAACTTTTCCGTCTGCTGTTTCGTAAGAGCCATCAGCGATTGCTGATAATGTTCCATCATATCCAACTTTTTTAAGTTTAGTTCCAGATTCTGGTGTGTCACCACCAATTCTGAATACAGAACCATCTTTAAGTTTGATATCACCATCTTGTGCTTCCACTTTTGGTTCTTCTGATTCTGCCATTGCTGCTGGTTTGTTTGAAGTTTGTTTTTGTTGCTCTTCATCTTTTTTTGCGTCATCAGTTTCTTTGGTGTAATTCAACTGAGACATTTTGATTTTTTCAACTTTACCTTCTTCTCCAACTTCAACTTCTGAACCATCTTCCATTTTGTGAGTTCCTGCTGGTGCTGGAATCATTCCTTCATCGGTAGCAACATATAATGTTTTCCCAATCTCCAAAGAATCTCCCTCCATTTTCACATTGATGCCTTGGTCGGTCTTTGCGTCATAGAATTTGCTTTCTGTAAGATTAAGAATTGTCATTATTTTTTTTAATGCTTCTTTACTGTTCATCTGTAATTGATTTAAGTATTTTTCTTATTTGGTTTATTTTTTTATCCTCTTTTGAGAATAGTGATTTCTCTGCGAACAAACCCTCAACTGAGAATCCTGTTAGAGATTTATCTTTAATCATTTTCCATACCTTATCATCATTTACCTTCATTGAAACAAACCATGTTCCTGCTGGTAATGAAAATCCGAATGAATGAGATTTATCATATATGGGGTCATCACTCACCCATGATTCGGCTATGTATACCTTATCACTTCCTAACTTTTGACCATTGTGTTCTATTGATGTTTCATCAGTACGACCTTGTTTCATAAACTTATCAGCCATCTTTTTAATGGATGCTGCTGAGAAAAATACATAATATAAATTTCCTAATTCATCGTATCTGCTTATCATCTTATTTGGAACCATTGCTGCTCCTACAACTACTTTCTTTTCTTCATCAAATCCAAATGTCATCAATGTTTTTGTAAAACTCATTTTCTCTTTTTCTAATTGTTTCAATTTTCTCTCAGCCCATACAAGTGCTGGTTCTCCACCCCAACTATCATACATCAATTTACCACAACCATCATCATAACTCTTTGAAGATGTTAAGTCAGATTTGTGTCTTGATAAATAAGAATACATTCTTTTGATGGTATCAACTGAAATATTTCCACCTTTTGCTAATTGTGATGCTCTTGTTTTACCAACAGCAGTTCCACAACTACCCCATCCGTTTTTTTCTGCGTAATTTACCGCTTTTTTTGCTGCGTTCTTGACACCTTCAGGGTAGTCAGATATGGTATCTGCGAAATCATCGTGTGTCATTTTAATTGGAACACAATTTGGTGAACCATCATCTTTTAGTCCTATCGGTTCGTATCCATCCCAACATGGATTTGGTTCTATATCTAATTTTTCTTTTGTGAATATGTTTGGACCTGTTCTTGGCATTCCTGGTTTCCATGACTTAGGACCAGGATTTGCTACTGTCTTATCGTTTCTTGTATCAGGTTGTATATTTGTTGATTGTGATTCAGGTCCTTTTTCTAATCCTTTTGTTGATGAACCAGAATTTCTAATTTGTCCTGTTGGAGCATACCATAATTTAACCCATGTATGACGGCAGTTAAATGAACCTCTCCATAAAAATATATTGTAATATCCAAATTCTTCGTTGGCTATATCATCTGTAAGTTGGTCAACATCTTCTTGTCTATACACTCTATTCTTTGATAACATTTCAGCACAGAATTGTCTATTCTTTTCATCTCTTGGTCCAACATACTTAAATCTGATTCTATATTTGTCATTATCTAAGAACGATGTATCATTTGGAGATGAGAACCTTTCCTGAGACATCTTCTGAACCATTTGTGGGGTGATTTTTTCCATCTTAACAATCTCCCAACCCTCTTCTATCAAATGAGAATAAGGCTCTCCCAATTGGTCTAATTTTGGGTTTTGTGAACAGAAGTCATCCGATACAATTTTGTATGGAGAAAACTCTTCTGATTCATTTGGAGTTTCTGCGTTAAATGCTCTCCATGCTTCATCATGAGCGGGTCTTGAAACTAATGAAATTGCTTCAATTCCTGCTTCTTCATAATCATCATCAATGAATAATTCTATTATCGGTGTATGAGCCATTACTATTAAATATTGTCTTTGTTAATTTATACCACTTTTTAGATAAGTGAACGAGATTTAATTGTTCTATCAAATTGTTGTTGGTTGGATATATCATTTGCGGTTACATAAGTTCTAATTGGTTGTTCACCAAATGATTGTTGTATTGCGTTTACCAATGTCTGTGTATTATCTTGTTGAGGTCTATTTGCTTTTGATACAGCACCACCAACAGCAAAACCTGGTAAATTACCTGATTCATTTATTGATGTTAATAATGGTTCAAATATTCTCGCACTTCTTGAATTAACAACAAACTCCCCATCTGATAACATTGCTGGTATGGAATCTGAAAACATTCCACCACCACCTCTCACCAATCCACCCTGTGCTTTTCCAACAGGAGCAGTTGCGTTTGCTGATATGGTTGGTCTTTCACCAGGACCTGCTGGTGTTGTTTGAGTTAAGTTTCCACCTGTTGATGATGGAGCGTTTGGAATCTGTACTGATACAATCTTTTTAACTGTAGCGATACCTGATGCTACTGCCGCGGCCGCAGCAATAGCACCCAACGCTGGACCAATTACAGGAATACCCGCAAGGGATTTGTATGCCGCAACTGCTGATTGGTATGTATCAATTGTTGCTTTTGCGATAGCAAATGCTTTCCCCGCAATTGTATCTTGTCCTACTATGGTTGATAACTGACCAAGAGCATCACCAATCAATTTTGTTTTTTCTTGATTTGATGCTACTTCTTGTTTGCCAATTTCTTTTCTTGCCTTTGCTAAATCACTATTTCTCTTGTTATATTCTACTTGAGTGATTGCTCCTTTTTCTAATGATTCTTTAAGTTTTCCTTGATAATCATCTTGAGATTTTCTTAAATCATCGTAATAGTTCGCATCAAATCTTTTGAAATCACCATACTTTTCATCTGTCTCTGTAAGTTGTGCTTGAAATGATTGGTCAAGGTTTTGTAATATTGCGTCTTGATATCCTTTCTTTAAGTCTGCTTTTTCTTTCTCACCTAAATCAACAATATCTTTTGACTTTAATTCAAAGTCTTCAAATGATTTTATTTGAGCATCAAAGTTTCCTTGTGCTGCTGCCAATTCATCAGCAAGACCTTTTAACGCATCTGCTTTCTTTTTGTCGTTATCCGCTTTAATCGCATCTTTTAATTGTTTTGCGTATTTTTCACGAATGACTTCTTTTTGTGCTTCAGTTAATTCAACATTATCTAACTCAAGAGCCATTCTTTGGTCTAATAATTTCTTTAACTCTTCTTGAGAGGTATTTTCTTTATTGATTTCAATGGCAATCTTTGCGTCTAAATCTTCTGCTAATTTCTTTCTTGCTAATTCTCTATTCTTTTTATCGTCCTCACTAACTTGTTTGATATGGTCAGCATCCAACTTAATAAGTTCTGCTTGAATATCTTTATAGTCATTTGTACCTTTCTTATATAACTTTTGTCTATCCTCTAATTGTTTTCTTGTTAACTCATAAGATTTTTGAGCATATTCTTCTTCAACTGCTTGTTTTTCTTTTTCTGTTTGTGCTTTTGATAACGCAGTTTGTTTTGCTAATTCTAATTCTGCGTCTTGAATTTTTTTTAATGCTTCTAATTTCTTTAACGCAATCTCAAGTTGTTTTGCTGCTTCTTCTTTTTGAGTTTTTGTAACCTCTTTTGTTCCCGCAATAAATCTATTATTTGCTGCTTCGTAGTTATCACCAAACTTTGTAACAGATTCTTTTGCGTCCTCCCAAGCACCTGAGAAATCACCTTTAATTAACTTAACAACTGCTGAACCAAGTTTTCCTAATGATTGAAATACTGCGGTAAGTGCTGAATATAATGTTCCAAATGCTTGAGTAACATAGGGTAATGCTTTTGTTGCTAAATCAACTAAGGAATTAAATAATGGTTCAACGGCAGCATAAATACCGTTAAAGATTTTTTCCATTCCAATCAACAAAGGTTGTAATTTCTTTGTTGCTTTTTCTGAGTTGGAGAATCCTGCGACAAGTCCTGCGATTAAAGAAACCAATAATCCAATACCAGTTGCTTTGAATGCTGCGTCTAATGATGAGAACGAAACTTTCATTTTGTTGATACCAGCACCCACCATTCCCAATGGACCACCCGCCGCTTCCAATCTATCAACCCAATCATCGGTTCCTTGTTTCGCACCTTTCAATCTGTCTTTGAGGTCATCAATTTCCTTATAGACCTTTTTCCAATCTTCCGTACCTGTTGGAAGTTGTTTGAGCGCTTTGGTGAGGTCTTTGAGTTTCTTCTGTGAATCTTCCGATTGAATGATTACATCAACTTCAATTTTTTTATTTGCCATCTTAGTTCTTATCTTTTAAGAATGAAATCAGTTCAACATTATTGATAACATTTGGTAATGTATCACGAACATCATTCATTAAATCATTTATTCTCATTGGGTCTGACACCTCTTGTGTTAACTCTTCCCCATCATAAAATATCTTTATTTCCATAGTTAAATTTTTACAAACAAACTAACGCCGCACATGTAGAAGAACTACTTCCAATTGTGTATAATGTATACGACCCAGATGGTGTTGCTGTTGCGTTTACAACAAATCTTGTTCCTGACGAATTACAATACCATCTTCCAACTGTTAAACTTCCGACAACTCTAATGTTTGTTGAAGATGTAACTGTACAACCACCACCTACGAGACCAATCTGATAATAACTATAACTTGATGTTCTTGTTGGTGTTACTGCTGGTGTTCCAGTATGAGTTGGAGTAGCAGTTTGTGTTGGTGTTTGTGTTGGTGTTTTTGACGCTGTTATACTTGGTGTAGGAGTTTGTGTTTGTGTCATTGTTTGTGACGCAGTTATACTCGGTGTAGGGGTTTGTGTTTGTGTAGGAGTTTGTGATGCTGTTATACTTGGTGTAGGAGTTTGTGACGATGTTATACTTGGTGTTGGAGTAACAGTTTTAGTTGGTGTCTGTGATGCGGTTATACTCGGTGTAGGAGTTTGTGTTTGACTCGCAGTAATACTTGGTGTTGGGGTTTGTGTTGATGTAGCGGTTTGACTTGCTGTTATACTTGGGGTAGGTGTTTGTGTATTAGTAGCAGTTTGAGTTGGCGTTAAAGTGTTAGTAGCAGTAACAGTCGGAGTATTTGTTACAGTTGGAGTTTGAGTAGATGTAGGAGTTTGTGTTGGTGTTTGTGTAGGACATATACTTGGATAAGAAATATAACCAGTATAACTTTGTTGTCCTTGAGTTGGATAATTTTCTCCATAATAACTTGTATATCCTGTTCCAATTGAAAGGAATGAAGGAACTATTGTTGCTAATCCCCATCTGTTTGGTCCAATACTAAAATTATATCCAATGACATTTCCTGATAATGAGAACAAAGCATAGTTTGTGGAATCAGGACTTGTTCCAAAATAAACATTATATCCATATAAATAACCAATACCAATTTTTTGATATGTTCCATTGTAACTAGGAAAATTACTTAATACCAATTCTTGTGGACATATCTCATTCGGTGTCATTGTTTGTGTAGGTGTCTGTGTAGGAGTTTGAGTTGATGTTGATGTATTAGTTGGAGTCTGTGTTTGTGTTGATGTTTGAGTCTGTGTAGGTGTTTGTGTTTGCGTAGATGTAATAGTATTAGTTGGAGTTTGTGTATTAGTAGGTGTTTGTGTTAAAGTTGAAGTTGGTGTTAATGTAGGTGTTTGTGTTTGTGTTGGCGTAGGAGTTTGAGATGGTAATCCATCAATTCCAATATCAGAATAAGAAGTACAAGTTCCTTTTGATTGAACTCTAATAACATAAGTCCCA